CCTCTTTAGGTGTCATAGCACGGCTGGAAGGACTGTCAGAGATTGTGTCTTCACTGGTTACACTATGCCGGAAATCCGCCATGTTTGCAAACGCTTTGATGAAATCGGGATGGTTGCCAATCATCGTTCCGTCAGCCAGCTTCATTTCCAAAATTTCAGGCGTTGCAAAGTCTTGGACAACCGCTTTAGCCGCAGCAAGTTTTTGTTCAAACGCTTGCCCCCATTCCTTACGGAGTTCAGTCTCCACTTGTTCGCGGGCAAATTGTTCATTCTGCTCCGCCGCTTCCGCAGTTTGTTGCGACATGCTTTTGTAGTATTCAAGAACACCATTCGCTTGTTCCGGCGAGAGCCGGAGTTTGTGCGCAACATCGGCGTAAGATTTGGCGGCATCTTCTGTAATCACATTCCCATCAACAGCTATTTCATAACCATCGGGCGTTTCCGGTCGCCCAAGCCGACTATAAATGCGGTCAAGGTCTTCGTCTGTCGGATTAACCGGCATCGGAATCTTGTCTGCACCAATAAGACGCTGCGCGTTCACATAGGAACGGGCAAGGTTTCCAACATCTTTAATTGGGGAGAGGCTTGGGTGGTCACGCAATTCTTCTGGTATTGTGCTTAAAAAATCGTTACCAGAACCGCCTTGCGCTACATCCGCTGGTGTTTCCAACAGCGATGCTTCGGTAGGCTGGTCTACCTGTTCGATTGCTTCTTCTGACATAATTACTCCTCTGTCAGCATGTTGTGGATGTGGAGGATTACTGCTCTTTTACCCTCCTCAAAAGCTGTGGCCTTGGCATCGCCAGCCACATAGCTTAAAGACCGCCAGTTACAGCGGGCTTCAAGGTCGTGAAGAACCTTCTGTCCATTTGTGGAATCAAAGGTTTCTTTATACATTGCGCGGAGTTTGTCTATTTCTTCCATTACTCTCCAACCATCCTAACTGCTTGTGCAGCTTGGGCGGCGGTATAGACATCTTCTTGTTCCTGCTGCCGTTGCTGCATCATTGCTTCCTGTTGCGCTCTGGCTTCCCGTGCTTGATTGATTTCACGCTGGGAACGCAGCGTAGTCTTGGGAACACCGAGAGCATCGGTAACATGCCTCACCAGTCCGTCTGGGTCAATATGGTCGCCAACGGGTAGGGATTGAGACAGCGGCATAAGGATTTCCAACGCCCGCATAGTGTTGTTAAGGCTGTTGGACTTTTGCGCACGAGCCAGCGGTGAGACATATTCAATCTCAACATTCCGGCCTTGCAGCATTTCTGGTGGCTGTGCCAGCATTTGCTCCCGCAACATCAGGGCAAACACGCGGTCAATCAGCGGGCGCAGCATCTCATTCATCAGCCTGCCCAGCACAGGGCCAATGACCCTCATGCGTTCTTCCTGCCTGCCAATCACTTCTGTTGCAGTCATGTTTGGCCCACCGCCAATCAACAGCTGGTCAACAAAGAAGGCAGAGCGAATAGCTTGTCTGCGCTGGTTCTCCATCTCCAGACCAATGTTGATGTTTGCGCCAGTATTCAGCGGGGTGATAGTGTCGCGTGAGCCAGACCGGTAGAAGTTAAGGCCGCCAGGCTGGGTGCGAATAGGCAGCAAGAAGCCATCATCAGGAACCAGCAGCGGCGGGTTAATCATCTTCTGTGCCGCTTCAATAATGGTCTTGGACATCAGGTTAATCATCTTGACATCTGGTAGGGCGGTCATGGCCGGCGACCGCCCCATAATCTCACCGGTTGCTTTCAAGAAACGCGGAACCACATACGGCATCTCATTGAAGCCACCTTCAAGCATAATCATGCCCGTCTTCTTGCAAATATAGACGGATGAATATGGCATATTCTTGTTGTCAATCTTGGTGGAGTCCCGGTCTTCGTTTGGCAACACGATGTGCAAAATCTCAACCATGTCATCCGGGTTCTTCTCAAATGTCTTGCGGATGTGTTCGCTGACATTCTCCTCGCCAAACCTAGCAATGGCTTGGGATGCTGTGGACTCATACAGCCTGTAGACCGCATTTACCACGCCGAACCGGTCTTCGGTCACATAATATTCGGAAATATGCCTGGTGCTAAACCGCAAGTCACCATCTGACATTTCGCAGAACATACAGCCCGTGCCAAACACAACCAGGTCAACATACATCTCGTGTATTTCAGTCTCAAAGTTTGACTGATTAAACGCTTGAATCATGCGCATGCTGGTGTTTTGCAGCCATTCGCGCACATCATCGTCCCGGTTTATGTCGGAGTCCTTGATGTCCAGATGAAACCAAGGGGATGCGCCGGAGGTAAGCATGCCGTGTAGGCTGGAAGCCAGAAGGTCAACAGCTTGCAAAGCCGTGCCATCGTAAATCATTTCCATGCGTTTCTCGCCACGAGACCGCTTCTTTACGATGTCAGCCTTGCGGGGCAACATATAATCCGCAAGTTCTTGGTAATGCGTGTTCCAGTTGTCGCGCTTTGCTTTTAGTTCCTCAAAGCGTTTGACCAATATTTTAGCATGCTGTTCCATAATCAACCTAACAATGTTGGAGCCTGACCAGAGGCGGGAGCGTCATCTAAAAGCCCGCCAACAATCGTTGCAGTGCGCCCCCTGCGCCGAGAGCGTTGCATCCGCACTTGTTCTTCTGCCCGAGCCGCTGCGGCAGCTGCGTCTAGCTCCGGGGCTCCTGTTACGCCAGTAGTGGCCGGGGGTGGTGGTGCCGGTGGTGCTGCACCTATCATAGTTCTGGCGGGCTCGTCTTGGCCGGGACTCATTGCGCGTTCTGTGGCCGTTAAAGCGCGAGCCCTAATTACACCGCCTCTTTCTTCAAACATAGGGAACTGGTCGCCAGTGCCCGTCATTCTATTAACCCTGGCAGCAATCGGATTGTAATCAGGGCGACCAACATAATCATCACCGCCAAAAACTCCAGCACCCCTTCTTACAACACCAACGGTCATGCCGCGTTCATCACGAACAGGAGTGCCGCCCCTTTCTAATGCTTTAATCATACTCTCCCTTGTCTGACCGCCAATGCCAGACTGAAGGGCTCCCAGCATCAAAGCCCCCGGAGCAAGGATGGGTCTTTCTTCTACCTCCTGCTCTATAACCTCACTTCTACGCTGTATGTTTTGGACTGAACGCTGCCTTTCCTGCTGGGCCTGCTTTCCGCTACCTATGCCAAACTCTATTGAATCAAATATGCTCATTTGTCTTTCCTAAAGTTGAAACGGATTGTAATCGTTGACCGCCATTTGTTGCGGAGGACGAACCATTCTTTGCCTATTCTCCAGCCCAGTAGCCAAATACCTAAACGCATCCGCAGCATGGCTCGTGAAATCATGACGCGGGTGGTCTCTAAAAACTTTTTTCCGTTCATCCCATTCCTGCCTGTATTGCCTCAACATGTCCAAGCCGGTAGCACACTTGTCGCGGTCAAAGTAACATTTCGGCACCAACATCCTTGCCGCGTTTATTCCGTCAGCTACCTTCATCCTAGGTATAACACGAAACTTGATTCCAAGCGAGTAGGCAGTTTCCAACCTACTTTTACCGGAGCCAAGTTCCCGCACCTCAATGTCGTGCGGTGCCAAATGGTCGCCGTAAGTGTAGTCCTTCTTATTCAGAACATCAGCGTAATGATTTAACCCCACGCCACTGCTCTCATAATAATCAATAACATTTACTGCCCCGCCGGGGAAGGTTTGCGCAAACCAGATGGCTGTGGAGTCGTTAATACCTAAATCCCAAGCTGTATGCACCGGGAGGGTCGGGTCGTAGGGAACGCGGCTAATGCGGCCTTGGTCGTCAGCATCCGCCAGCAGCTTTCCGTAATACGCGCCAATAATAGCGGCAGTAAAGGAACACTCGTATTCTTGGTCATACTGCTCCGGGGTCATCTGCGCCTTGGCAGCCTTCAGTTCTTCTTCCCTAACAATCTCTGTCTCGCTGGCCTTGCAAATCTTGTAAAACCAGTCTTCAGAACCTTCTTCAATCTGTGATTTAGCAGTCTCTAACAAGTCATAAAAATGGTTGTGACCGGCGGGCGTTCCAAGAAAACAAGCACTGCCCTGTCTGTCAGAAAGCGCAGGTCGGACAACTTCCCCCCACACCCTTGGATTTTGCATCCCAAATTCATCAAAAATACACTCGTCCAGGTAAATACCACGAAGGGCATCGGGGTTTTCAGCAGACAACAGCATTAACCTCCCCCCGTTGGGAAAGTCACACCGCAGTTCTGTCTCATTAAACTGAACGCCGGGAATTGGACTGGCATAATGCTTGACATAATCCCAAGCAATCCTCTTTGCCTGCGTAAAGGTAGGAGCAACAAACGCTGTGCGCGGTCTAGGCAGAGGACAAGTTAGACAGGTCTTTATTAGCTGGTTAACGGCCCAGACAGTCTTTCCAAAGCGTCTGTGCATCACAAGCACATTCCACCTTCTTAACTCCTTGTGCATGTCTTTCTGCAAAGGACGCGGCTTGTATGGGATTTTTACATCTACCACTAAATACCCCTTTTAGATTCCCCGCACACGCCTGTGACTACAGGGCTTGTATTAGGGTTCTGCATAACTAACTGCTTCATTACCCAATCTACCCTGCTCTGCGCAGCAACACGGCACTCAACCTTCGTCTGAAACTGGACTCCGCTTTCCATCCCAAAGCATCTATTAACAGGATTGCCATTAAGGTCAGCAGCTATACAAAATACAATAATCCATTCAAACATGCCGGTCTCCTATTCCTGCTGGTGGTAACTCTGCCAGATTTCTTTCTGCGTCTTCCCCACTTCACCAGCCTTCTGCTTGCTACGCCCCTTTATGTCCCGTGCGTCAATCTCCTCAACCAGAATATACCGGCATACCTTACCGCCATCCTTAAACTGAAAATGCAACATAAAAGGTGGTTCCTCATAGTGCCTGCCAAAGTTCTGCGGGTCAAAGTCAGCAATCGTCATCAATCAGTCTCCAACAGCTAAAATATTCCAATATTCCGCCCCCTAGGAAAGGAATAAAATAATATTCAACATTAGTCAGTCTCCCACAGAATACGAACAGTTCCGTCACTGACCTCAACGCCAGCCCGGTTCTTCTGGTCGCCAAAACGCTCTGGTATAATCTTCTGCACCCGCCAGCGCACATGATGCGCATAGTCCCGCAGTATGTTTGGGTCATACTTCTTGCGGCCATGCAACGCATCGCCGTAAA